GTGTGTTGTTGATGTAGTTTCTGTGGCTTGTTTCCAGCTTATTGGTTGTATTTTGGTGTTCTGCTACCTTTTGGTGAAATCTGTGTTTGTTCACGGTATTAGGGGTTGCGGCGACGCGGAGCGTCAACTGGTGGTTTAATAAAGGTGGTCGTACCACCTTTCATTGGTAAGCATGCTTATTGTGTGTGGCTTGTTTGGGGTTAGGGCGAGGTGTAGTGGTGTTTTATGGTTATGGATGCGGAGCGTAGGGCGCGGGTCAAGGAGGAGCGGCTAGCGCGGTTGCGGGCTGGTCATGCGGCTTACAAGGCCGCGGGGGGCAAGTTTGGACCGAAGCTTGGGGTAGTGCGGGGCTCCCGGGAGGAAATAGCGCGGTATGAGCGCAAGGCTGCGAAGGCTGCGGTAGCGAATGGTTCGCCGACATCGGTTCCGGTGGTACGGGATCATCATCATCGGATAGCACGGTTAGTGGCGTCGGGGCTGACGACATCGCAGATAGCTGCGGTAGTGGGGTTGGGGATTACCCGCATCAGTCAATTGCGGCAGGACTCGGTGATGGTGGCTTTGGTTGCGAAGTATGGCGAGCGGTATGATGCGATTGACGAGGAGATTTACGCGACGCGGCGGATGAAGGAGGAGTTGATATTGCATCATGCGTTGGACGGCATGATTGAGAAGTATGAGACAAGTCCGCACGAGATTTCGCATGAGCAGCGGCGATTGGATTATGCGTTAGTGACGGAGCGCTTGGATGGCCAGGTAGTCAAGCCGTCGGTTGTGTTGCATGGTAATGTGAGTGACATGCCGTTAGCTGATTTGGTGCGATTGCAGCGGGCGCGGGCGGACAAGATGTTGGCGGAGGCCAAGCCGGAACCTGGCTCCCTCTTGGCACCGGTAGTCTCTGCGGACACGGGGTCGGGGCCGGATGATGTGGTTGCTGCCATTCCTGATGATCCGGTCCCGGCCTTGCAGCTACGCGGGAATGGTGAGGGTTCCTGATGGCCAGGCCGTTTGCCGATTGGTGCCAGTTGGCGATGGACCCGGAAGGGTTTGTGCTCACCGCATTCCCGTGGGCGCAAGAAGGTTCGGTGTTGGAGCACCGCACCTTGGAGCGCTGGCAGCGCGAATTTCTAAAGAGTGTAGCAAAGGGGTTATTGACGCCGGAGCAGGCAATCCGGCAGGCGAGCGTATCGGGTAACGGCGTCGGCAAGTCCACCTTGGTGGCCTGGCTTATTCTGTGGTCGCTATGCACCGCCGCCGATACCAGAGGGGTGGTCACTGCCAACACCGAGACGCAGCTCAAGACCAAGACCTGGGCGGAGCTCGGCAAGTGGTTTCAGTTGTTTGAGGGCAATGAGAGCCTAAAGCTCACCGCCACCGCCATCTTTGTCAAAGACGATCCCAACGGTGTTTCTCACGAGCGCACCTGGCGCATCGACATGGTGCCATGGTCGGAAAATAATGCCGTCGCCTTCCAGGGCCTGCACAACGAAGGCAAGCGCCTGATCATGATCTACGACGAGGCCTCGGGCATCCCAGACCCGATCTGGGAGGCCGGCGACGGCTGCATGACGGACAAGAACACCGAGCGTATCTGGTGCGTGTTCGGCAATCCCAACCTGCCCAAAGGGCGTTTCCGTGAGTGCTTCCCGGGCGGCCGTTTTAGTGCCGTGTGGCAAAGCCGCGGGGTTGATTCACGCTCGGTCACCTTTACCGACAAGGGGGAATTAAATCGCTGGGTGGACGAATATGGAGAGGACAACGACTTCGTTCGGGTTCGTGTCCGAGGAGTGTTTCCTCGAGCCGGCTCCATGCAGTTCATCGACGACTGGATTGCCGGTGAGGCTCAAGAGCGGGAGATGGACCTACGTGTTCACGACCCCCTCGTTCTCGGCGTCGACGTCGCTCGCTTTGGAGACGACGCGTCCGTTATCTACTTTCGCAAAGGGCGAGATGGCCGATCGATTGCTCCAATGTGTTTCCGCGGGCTGGACACAATGACATTGGCCGGCCGCGTCGCCGAGGTCTGGAATCAATACGGTGCCGACGCGGTCTTCGTCGATGGCGGCGGCGTGGGAGGTGGCGTGGTCGATCGCTTGCGACAAATGCACATTCCGGTCACCGACGTGCAGTTCGGAAGTAAACCCGACGATACCGGCTATCTGACCGGCGATGAGGGGGTGCGCTACGCCAACAAGCGCGCCGAGATCTGGGGCTCAATGCGGGCCTGGCTCAAAAGTGGCGGCACCATTCCGCCCGACCAGGAATTGCGGCAGCAGTTAACTAATCTGCAATATGCGTTTAATGTGCGAAACGAAATCCAGTTGGAAAAAAAGGAAGACATGAAAAAGCGCGGCCTGTCATCGCCGGATATAGCGGATGCACTTGCACTCACCTTCGCGCAATTCGTCGGCCCGGTCGCCGGCTATGCGCGGAGCGGCTTTGGCAAGAATAACGCAGTATCAGACTACGATCCGATCGCGGCTTTCGAGAAAGAGATTGGCCATTCCCGATCTGATAACCCTTATGTCAATAACGATATCCCTTACGGCACCGAGGCCTGGCGGCAACCCGATCTGAATTGAGGTATGTAAATGTCATTCGGCGCCCCTCCCCCTCCTGCCTTCGTGCCGCCGCCTGCCCCGGTCATGGCCGCGCCATTGTCGCCGGCAACCGTGAAGCCGCCAAGAAAACCCATGCAGCCAAGCTTCATCGGTGATTTAACGCCGGGCCCCGGCCAGGTCGCCTCGCGCTCGCTGATCGGCGGTGCCGCACAGCCCCTGGGAAGCACAGCCTATTGAGATAATCCATGGCAACAGCAGCGGAGCGGTAAATTGGCTACAGTCCCCGGCGATCCCAACGACACTGGCCCCGACCCTTACGGCGGCATCCCGCCCGGACTGCGTCCCGGCTACCCCGAACTCTTGATGGCTGCCGCCATTCATAAGCAACAACAAGACCAAAAACTCGCCGGCGATTTCAGTGGAATGAGACCATCCGCCAACATTGAGGACGTGAGAAACATTCCAGTAGAAGAGAGAGATCCGGCCACGCGTGCGGCAATGGAAAAGGACACCGAACAGGCGCATCAGGAGATGCTTGAACAAAACGAGGCTATGGAATCTGCACGCGTCCAACTGCGCAATCAGTTTGGTTATAGAAAAAGGTCTGAAGCCGACGGGTCAACGCGAGTGGCTATGAACTTTGAGGCCCTGGATCCCAAGGACGATGGATTGATCATACCGGGCAATATTGATTTGCATAACCGCCCAGTCGTACACAATCCGGATGGGTCAATCAGTACCGTGCGGTCGATTACGACGACCGACGATCAAGGCCGTGCCATCCTGATTCCCACCGTGGTTGGCAATCGCGTTGTGTCCGACAAGGAAGCAATCAAGGAATACCGCCGTACCGGCAAGCATCTGGGTATTTTCTCGACCGAGGATGCCGCAGATGCCTATGCACAATCGCTGCATGAAAGTCAGGCACAAGAGTACGGCGCCAAAAGGAAGGGGCGTTGATGGCCACCGCCCAATACGGTCCCGGCCGCGGCCGCGCCGATATCAGCGCGGGCGAAACTCGCGGCGCCGAGATCTATAAGCTTCCCCCCAAAGAAGACATGGACCTGCGCAAGCAGGCAGAAGGGAGACTGATTGGATTACGAGTTAATCGTTACAGCTGGTGGGTCCACTGGAGAGAATGTGCGGATTACATGCTGCCTCGAAGATATAAGTGGATCATTACTCCTAACCAGATGGCGCGTGGATCACCAATCAACCAACACATTCTCGACAGTACAGGCAGTCTTGCAGCGAGGAACCTTGCCGCGGGGATGATGACCGGATGTACCGATCCCACGAAGAGATGGTTCAGACTGCGCATCGGCCGCGAAGACTCGACGATGACGTCACCAACGTCACTGTGGCTTTCCGAATGCGAGCGAATATTGAACCTGGTCTTCCAGGAATCGAACTTCTATCCGGCAATGGCGGTGCTCTACTTCGATCTCGTCATCTTCGGCACCGGGGTGATGATCATCTACGAGGACTACGACAATGTTATTAGGTGTTTTAACCCCTGCTTGGGTGAATACTATCTCGACAACGATCAGTCGTTTTGGCCTGCGATTATGTACCGGGAATTCACGCTTACAATTGATCAGTGCGTCCGAGAGTTCGGGATCGAGAATGTTTCGCCTGCCATTGCACGGCTTTATAAAGAAGGTGCTGCTAGTCTCACCCGCGAACTCGTAATCGCCCATGGGATCGAACCAAATGACGATGCGCGCAAATTTGGAATACCCGAGCACTTCAAATACCGGGAAGTCTACTGGGAGTGGATGGGAACAGCCTCCCCGCAGGGTGGCGCGTCAAGCCCTCCTGGGATTCTTAGAAAACGCGGTTTCCACGAGCAGCCTTATATTGCTGTGCGATGGGATCTCGTATCGAATGATCCCTACGGACGATCTCCAGGCATGGACGCTCTTCCCGATGTCAAGCAGCTCCAGCTCGAAGTAAAAAGAAAAGGCCAAGGAATTGACAAGCAAGTCAACCCGCCAATGGTGGCGGATATCCAACTCAAAAATCAGCC